TGGTGAAAATGACATGCTATGGACCTCATCAGTCATCACACATCTCATAGAATACGCGGAATTGTATATAGGTGGGCAACTCATAGAGAAACTCACAGGTGAGTACATTTATATACATCAGCAACTTTACAACACGAATGACGATATAGATCAGACCCTCTATTTCCTGAATAGTCATGGAAATTATCTGGGGTATCAAGGATCTTATACATACTTTCTCGATCTTCCATTTTATTTCTATAGAAATCCCTCGTTGGCTATACCCACCTGTGCCCTGTCGAAACAATCCATGGAGGTGAGGATCAAGACACGACCATTGGGGGAACTCGTGAGGAATCTTTCCAAACCGGCATTTCCGGATGATGGAGGTATATCCGATGTGAACGCGACGATAGAAAAGTTTTCGTTAGATTCTGAATTCGCCTATGTCACACCCGAAGAGAGGGAATACCTGACGACTCGACCACTGGATTACATCATCACACAAGTACAGGTGGCCAAATTTAAGATGAAGCCTGGTGAAAATAAAAAGTCCGTGATGCTCAATTTTCAACACCCAGTGAAGGAGCTTTTCATGGTTTCTCAGAACAGCGCGAATGGAAACGTACCTCATCTTTATAATAATATAGTCACTGCTGAACTCAGATTTAATAATGAGATTGTCTTTAATCGTTCCGGTCTATTTCTCGCGTATGAACAAGCACTCAAACATCATGTAAACTCACCATCGTCGATCGAAAAAACACCACAAGAAATAAACGATTCACAACGATTTCTGGGTCCTTCAAAGTTTGGTATGTATTCATTCTCCCTCAAACCCGAGTCACCGGAACCCACTGGTCAGGTAAACATGAGTCGCATATCACATAAACTGTTCACGATAGAGATTATTCCCATAAATTCAGTGTATGAAAATGAAACGCGCATATACGCCGTAAACTATAATATATTACGAATCGATAGTGGTTTAGCTGGTTTAAAATTTTAGGTGGATATATTAGAAATGGCTGGACAGGTTCAACTCTTAGCCTCTGGACCCCAAGATAGGTTCTTCACGATTGATCCAGACTATAGTTACTTTGTGAAAAATTTCAAAAAACATTCAAACTTTTCCATAGATTTTATAGATATCGATCCCTCTAATGAAGCTGACTTTGGAAAAAAGGTTCGATTTAAAATTCCTCAAAATCAAGGAGACCTCCTAAAGACTGTGAGTGTGAAGATGACACTACCAGAGATTATAGAGACGAGTGGTACCTTATACATCGAATCTGTAGCTCACGCGCTCATAGAGCGGGTAGATCTCATCGTCGGTGATCAGGTGATTCAGAGCATCACGAGTGACTATCTTCAGATTTATTCAGAACATAATTACACACAGTCAAAGCAATACGCACTTGAAAAGTTAATAGGTAAGTATCCTCTACGAACTTCCAATAAACGAGTCGGTGAAGTCGTGGAAAACTCTGGTATAATTATTCACAACACACTGGGTCTGAACACTGATGAAGAATTTTTCGTAGACATTCCATTTTACTTTTACCGACACCCAGAGCTTGCTATACCACTCTGTGCCATAACAAAACAGGAAATAGAGGTGGAGTTTACACTGAGAAACGCTCAGGATCTGGTTTTGGGAATCGACGGTACGTCCAGGAATTTAGAAGAGACCCTCAAATTAAAGAATTTTCAATTGTGTACTGAAGTGGTATTTTTAGATCCCATAGAGCGTATCAAGGTGATGAACACACGAACAGATTTTATCGTGACTCAAATACAACAGAACACTTTCAGAGTGGATGCTGATGTGAATGAATCTCTACTTAGATTACGATTCGTACATCCGGTGAAGGAATTATACTTTGTCATTCAGAGGGAGGGGGCTACTATATTTGATTATGATAACCCGAATGATTTCATTGGTCAGAGTTTCTCTCTCTATGAAAATTTAAAACAGCTCACACTAACTTTAGATGGTGAACCAATCATAGATGGAGACGTGGGGACGGTACCATTTCTCAAAGCGGTACAGGGAGCTATTCATCACTCAAAAACGCAATTAATCAGGCGATTTTATTCGTATAGTTTCGCCCTTCAGCCGGAGGAATGGTATCCAACTGGACAGATTAATTTTAGCTTTGTAAAAGACCAGATTTTAAAACTAAGTCTCACAACATGTCCAAACAAAATGCGAGAGGTTCGTGTGTATGCATTGAGTTATAATATTCTACGACTACAGGAAGGAACCGTTGAACTCCTTTTTTAAAATGAATATGCAAACTGGCTTTGGTTTGGATGATCAGAGTATGATTAATCGATACATCACGAGTATGGTTGATATCATCAAACCCGTGATGGAACGGGGTGTNATTTTAGCTGGTGAATATGCCGATGCATGTGGGAGAGATGTGATTCTCCCGGAAGATATGGAGTACGCTATGAGGTATTGTGCCATGTACACAGTGGGTCAAGGGTCTATCATTGAACACTCGGACTCGGACTCGGACTCGGACTCGGACTCGGAGTCCGTAGATTTGGATATATTGGAACCAGATAAATGTCCAGAATTTTTAAGGTACAATGGAAATGATGAGAAATTTCTACTCGTAAATGCAGCATACGACCGATGGGATGAATGGGAACCCCAAAGTCAGATAGAACACATGTTAAAAAATGCTATTAATAGTAATGGACATCTCTGAACCAGATGGGTGGACGTTTTCCAGTACAGGTTTTAAGATATTTGACTCTGGATCCAGTTCAAGTGATGATTCATCGGATGATGAACAATTATTTTCAAAATCCAGACAAATAAATAAAAAAAAATTTAAAAAAATTGTAAAAAAGGAGGAACTTATACCCGAATAATTTTCTCGATATATAATAAAATGTCGTCCGTTGAAAAGGCTTTACAAACTGTTGATATCGTCACTCAGGAACTCCAGACCCAAACGCTCAACTCGATCGTCGGTGGGTTTTCCTTTGCTGCCGCCATCTCCTGGATGGATTTCATCCGCTGGTTAATTACCCAGATCGTGAAGGTTCCCAAGAATGGTGGTACCCACTACGCCCTCGTCGCCATTCTCACTACCCTTCTCTCCGTGATTGTCTTCATGGCCATCTCTCAGATTAATGGGCGTGTCAAGAAGCCCGCTCAACCCGTGTACGCCATTACTCGCTAATTTGCCTTGGATATTTAGGTTTACTCTTCATGAGAAACATGAGAAGTATACCAATCGTGATAACACCCACTATATAAATGTTCCAACTATATACATTCTTACTCACAATGGGTTCTGGAATGTCTATGGATTCGACCATTCTTTCTAGGTTTTCTAATTTATCAGTAGAACATAAAAGTTCGAATTTCAGCACGTGCTCCTGATTTCTAAAGTCATATGGAATGAGGCGACCGTGGCTCATGTAAAAAAATTGTACCCTTATGAACCGAATACTTTTGATTGAACCGGTATGAAAGTAATGTTGAAGTGGGTCGTCGGCACCATTAAAATGTATAAAATCTGAACCATCGGTGAGAATATGTCCAGTGTAGAAGGGTGTACCTGAGTACACACTTTGATTACATTCGTCGTGACCGACTGTGAGTCTGAGTATCAATGAATTCGGTCCTTTGAGATTGATGGCACCAGTCTCTAATTGATTACTCACATTGGAGGTGTAGTCTCTCGATCCCAGACCGATTACCTGATGTGGTGTGGTCTGAGATGAGTCGATACTATTACGACCATTCGTTCCGGACAAAAATTCAAATGTAAATGTAGAGTTGCCAGAAAACTTGAGTGAATTGGTATCCTGGTCATACACGACACTAGTTATATTTGATGTGGGTGTCAATAATGTATTCAAATCTTGTGCCAAATCATTACCGTTTGTATAATTGGTCTCTGGGAGTGTAAAATCATTTCCATCGACGCTGAATTTTTTATTCGTTTCACATATTGTCAACTGTGGTGTGGGAATACGAGCAGAGACGAGTTTTATACTCGAACAGTCATAAATTGGATTTTCCAATTCAACCACATAATCCATCGCCAAAGTTTCCATGGTGTGTTGGCTACTATCTATTGTGAGGTTGTGAACCTTCATTACTTTATGATGATAATATTTTATCCACTGATGCTGTGCGCTAGAGGATTGTTGTAAAGTTGCCTCTTGGCGATATCTAAATTTTGGGTGTGAGGATTTTCATGACCCTTGTAGCTATTAAACTGATGATATGGTTTCTGTTTGTACTGTTGGGTCCATCCACCACTGGGGGCGTTCACCCTACCATCTACACGGGTCGTATCTGAACGAACGGATGTGAGGCGACCACCCTGTTTAAGGGCACTTTCGCGTACATTCATACGACCGGCATTACCCATACGATTTGGTTTACCACGACGATCCTCTGGACGGAATCCATACTTCATGAGTTCTTTGTTATTCTTGTCAGTAATCTGTGCAGCCACACTCGTGTTGTAGGCTCCGTGGAAACTGTGAATACCAGGAGTCGCCTGATTATAATAATTGTACTGGACGTCATTACGATCACTCTTGAATCTCGTTGGGTCTTGTGAGGAGGTCTGCATAGGAATAAAACGCTTAGCACCGTTAAAACCAAGACCATCAGCGCGATGACCAGTCTCAGAACGGTTCGTCGTACGCTTCGTACGCTCATGTTCGTTACGGGGGACAACCCCAGTCATACCCTGTGCACGACCAGGTTGCGTTGGTAGACGCGAGGGGAGGTATGCAGTCGTCTCGGGTTTATTGTGAGTCAGTTCACCGACAACAGCCGAGCGACCACCTGTGATGTCCGCAGCAGGACCTGAACGCCCTGGGAGAGTGGTGAGTCTGTATTCACCGACATTGATGGGATTTATTCTAAACATCTGTTGATATCCACCCACTGCTGGTACATCAGCGTTCACACCCAAACCTGGTCCGACTAATTGTTTTTCTATGGGGGAAAGGTTATTCATTCGTCCATGATCATACATTCGGTTTCTCATATTTAGAATCTCCTGACCACCTGAACGCTGCTGTACAGCAATATCAGCAAAACTTTCCATTTCCCTCTTGTGGGGCATTTGCATAGTGGGTTCGAAATTTTTATTTTCAACTTCACGGGGAACTTTGACTACCGGTTTTTCAGGTACCACCGAAGGAACGGATTTGGTACTCAAAGTTCGACCAGCATATACTAAACCAGCCACGGCCATGATTGAAATTGGATCTGCCATTCTTATCTCTTATTGATATTTTTATTGACATACCTTTGCTGAAACATTGCATTCTGAACTTCAGCACGTGTACTCGCAGGTTCATATCGCATGGTTTTAAGTGGAAGCTTACATTCCATATTTGTCAGTGGAAACAAATTTCGTTCATACGTCTGAACGATATTCTTATTAAATCGAGAGGTGGTTTGGGGTCTGAGTTGATCACTGGTGTCGATGTATTGGGCTGGAGCCCCCTTTCCAGCCTTGTAAGGTGCTGTACCATACAGCATAGTATTTGGACGGCATCCACCACAATTGAGATTACTAGGTTGAGGATATACAAACACCTCATCAGTCGCTCTCACCCGGGGAATGGTACCTGTATTTTGTACAATGGAAAGACCTGGTTGAAGTTGATATGCCATTTATTATTACATAAGAATATTATCTCCTGATGTTGCCATCGCTACCGACACCCGAGAATGAATCCAATTGAACACCCCTGGCGTTTGGATTGCAAAATCGAGAGTCACTTCTACAGATTGAACCGTTTTTAGGTCCATAAAGCCACTCAGCAAAAGCCGTCTGATCTCCCGGAATCTTAGTCACAGGAGTGGGGACAAACTGACGATCNACACCATTTCTCATNTACTTGGGTAAAGGGGACCTCGAGCGCCCACTATCCATTGGAATGGANCCACTCGTAAAATTATTCATAAATGGATTTACAGTGGAATAATAACACGATTCTAATCTATTTGGAGCATCTGTATAGTCTGTGATGAGCACATTACCCATGGGATTGTCACGCGTAGGCATCTGGCACGACTCTCCAGACTTTGTAACGCCATAGGTTTCCTCAATCATTTTTGACTTATAAAGAATGTATATGATGGCTAATATCATTCCACCTAGAACAAAAATTCTGGGGTCGCGACGAATGAGATACAAAATACAGCTCGCATATATGATGAAACGAGATGCAGCGTTGACACGATCTTCTGGTGTTTGATCCTTATTTGGCCAAAATTGAGAAATTTGATCAGATTTTATGAGTTGTTTAGGATCATCAAACCAAGTTTTCATTTAGTATATATAGAGGTTTATTTTTTGGGTAGGTTACCAAGCATATTACCCATCATCTTCATGAGTGCATCCTGATTAATTTCACCATTCTCTGTCTGCATCTTATCGGCGCAATCTTTTGCGATACCTTCAATCATCTTCAGGGTATCATCTGGAATGGATGTGATGGTTGTGCCGAGCATGTACAGCGTCTGAAGATACTGCCATGTAGCTGCCTTAGTTTTTGGAGTCATACGAGCCCAATAGTTTTTAATGTCAAGATCTTTTAAAAATTCAATTGTACCGATATCCTCGAGGATAAACTTTTCATTTTTAGAGGAAATCTTATCTGCAAATGGGGATACACCCTTCATGAAACCATCTACAACCATGCGTGGATTAGATGTCTTGAGTAAATCAAATGATGTAATCATTTTCTTGATGCCCTTTTCCTGTGGAAAAGTTTTGTGCATCTCCATCAGAAATTGACTCAACATATCATTAAACGCGCTGACCGAGGTCATTTTCTTATTGTACATTTTTAATCTTTAAGTTTAGAATGGTTCTTTCGATATACTTTCCCTCTGACCAATACCACCTGATACTATAAAGAATACGAGTATCGCATTAAGAACAGCCGGCTTGGTATATTTATTGAGTTCGAGTTTACCCTCGTTATTGAGGTGCGCCTTGAGGTGAATGTATCCAGCCGTAATGACCGCGGCTATGAGTGCGGCACTAACGGGGTCACGTAGGTATTCGGAGAGTTCCATTTAATTATATACAACTTTTTTTGTACGCTCATCGGGTGCATCACCAAACAATACATCATCATCATCATCGGACCCCTGTTCACCCCCTGGTTCGCCCCCTGGTTCACCCACTGGTTCCGGTTCGGAAGGTGCTTGTACACCCGGTACAGTTTT